GTTAGTGAGTCAAAATTTAATGCTGATGTTATGGCATTTAAAGATTCTAATGGGAAAAGAGTTCCTTATGATATGTCAAATAGATTAGGTTATGCTACAAAGAATGTAGATGTTATTGCTTACGGTGATGGTAATATTAGGTATTATAAAAAACACAAAAATTATAAATTAAGTGATTTTTCAGAAGAATCTACATATTATCAATTAGATTTAGGGTTAGCTGCTTCTGATAAGGTAGGTACAATTAACTTGAGTGTAAATAGTATACAACAAACACCAAGTCCTAAAGGTAATACTTCTACTTTTGAAGCAGACTTTTACTTAGTTGATAATTATAGACAAGTTAGATTATTTAAAAGATACGGACAAAATAGTAAACCTTTTGGGGTAGATTTAAATAGTAGTGATGATATTGAAATACAATATCAGTTAGGAAGAACATAATGGCATATATTGATTTAGAACGACAATCACAACCAGAACAAAGACCAAATGAAATAATTGTAAGTACTGCAGCTACTGCTTCTAGTGGTTTATATGAATGGGAACAAAAAGCTTTAATACCTGAAAATATTGCTACAGGTTCATTAGATTTAGGATCTTCAGGAAATATAGTTGCTAATGATGGTTATTTCTATAATAGTAACATATATCAAACAGGAAGTTTTGGATCTAAACTAATACTGTCAATGAATCCTGATGGATACATGACAGGTTCACTTAAAATATGGGGTGATTTGATTGTTGAAGGTAGTCAGAGTATTTCAAATACTGCTACATTGACAGTAGAAGACCCAATTATTGATTTAAATTTTACAGGTTCAACTGCTTTAGGTTCTCAAGATTCAGGAATAAGAGTTGGTAGAGTAGGTAGTACAAATGCACAATTAGTATTTGACCATAGTGAAACAAGATGGGCTATAGATAATGCAGCTGGTAGTAATATCAATATAGTTGGTGAATCTACTACAGATACATTAACTAATAAAACAATTACAGGGTTAGCATCTTCTACAATGGCAAGTAATGCTGATTTGACATTTAGTGGTGGTGGAGAAGTATTAGGATTACCGAGTACACCATCTGCGAATAACGCTGCAACATCTAAAACTTATGTTGTTGATTTTACTTCCTATCTACGCAAACAATTTGTTAAAAAGGCTGTATCTTACTCAGGTTCTGCTACTTTCGGAGATTTCTCAGGATTTCAAACAGCGAGTTTTAACGCGGTAACAGCATCAGCACCTAGTGGATTTGTTGCAACTTCTGAAAATGATTTTATATTCTTTTTAAATGGACAATATATGGAACACGACGCTTTGAAGGTAAAACAAAGTGGTAGTTTGTTTCAAGTTTTAGTAGATACTGATAGTATAGGTTATGTATTAGAGTCAAGTGATGAAATTTTATCGTGGGGGAAATTTGATGCCTAACCACTTTTCTTTTACCATTCCTCGATATTTATAATAGATATGAGGAAACGATATTGGCCAAATAGAAAAAATAGAAGATGTCCCGATTGTAGTAGGATGATTACGTATACGAGAAAGGATGCTTTTGATAGGGCTGTAGGAAATAATTCTGTTTGTAAATCGTGCGCTCAGATGGATAGAAAACTTACAGTAGAGACTATTGAAAAAATGAAACAACCAAAAACCGTTCAACATAAAAAGAAAATTTCAAAATCAATTACATCTTGGTGGGAAGAAAGAAAATATGAGGAACAACGGGAAACACTTAGAATGGTAGATTTAAATGGCTAGAGTCAAACTAAAACAATTAGGTAGTGTCTTAACAGGCTCATTAAAGATTTCTGGCTCAGAACACATATCTGGTAGTATGAGGGTTAATGTACCACTTACAAGTTCTACTGCAATATACGCAACTAATGTTCAAGTTGGGTATCCAACTTCCAATAAATGGAAAGAAAATTTAGATGGTTCTTATTTTAATAGATTTAGTAACACAACCCATGTTTCAGAAGCATTAAGATTTGTAGCAGGAATTTTAAGTCATTCTTTAGATGTTCGTGATGCTGAAGCTAATAGTAAAACTTATAATAGTATAGATACAAATGTAGCTAATTTAGGTAGTACTGATAGTATAAATGGTTATCTACCACAAAATTTTGGTTCAATAAGTAATGCAACATTAGATTATTTGGCATTTAAAGATTGGGTATCCGAAGGTTCAACAATTTTTAGTGGAATAACAACTTATTATCAAAATCCTACTACATATACTATAGATTTTGATTCAAATAGTGCTGGCTCATCAAATGTAAGTTCATCAGTTGATTCAGAGTTATTTGGTTTGGGTGAATTGACAAGTGGTGGTGCAACGGCTTTTAAAGTTAGAGTTGTAGCAACACAATCGTTTAGTGATACAGGAAGTGTTTCTGCACCAACAGCAGCATCTAATACACACACTACACAATCATATTTAGATTATACATTAAGTTCATTTGGAACATCAAATGGAATAACATTAGCAAAAATTGAAACTTCACAACCAGCAGTTATACCTGCAGGATTTCAAGATGGTAAATTTGTAGATGTAGGTGGAACAGATATGACAGGTACATTAACAAGAAAATATCATGCAAGTAAAACAAGTATGACAAGTGTATCTTCAAGTGGTTATTATAGATTTCATGATTTAAAAGTTGGTATAGCAACAGGTTCACAATCAGATTATACTTTTAAGGGTGGAACTACACAAAATCGTTTTTGGGCACCAACATCCACTATGGACACATCCATTGGAACTAATACATTAACAGATGTTGGTACAACACATAAAGCATTAACTGCAACCTCAAGAAGTTTAAGTGGAGTACCTTATTTAATAGATACTACATATGAGGTATCAACAAAAATTACAGGATTGTTTAATCCAATGTATGCAGCAACAACCACATTAGTAGATATGGCAGCAGGTTCAGTTGGAAGTGGTACTGCGGGTGGTAGTGTTACAATAAGTGGAGATACAGTTTCTACAAGTGGTGGAACTGTACAAACAAGTGGTAAATTATTTCAAAGTGATGGAACTACTGCAGTAAATAGTGGTGTTCCAAGATATAATGATATAGCTATAATAACGGCTTCAGTTAGTTACGATAGTAGTAATTCTGATAGTATAGATCAAACAGGAGTTGCAGATACAACATTTACTGTAGCAACAAAGGCTAGAAATAGAAATAGTTCACAATCTACATTAGATACCCAAACTATTTCATATCATACTGCGGGAACATTTGGTCAACCAGCTTCAAGTGGTAGTTTGGCAATATATGGTAGAGCACAAGGATATGATGGTAATAGTTTAGCAGATACAACTGAAACATTTAGTGGTGAAGATTGGAGAATACAGATAGCAGATAATGTTCAAGCATTTAATGGAACTGCTTGGGTTACAACATATAATGTTAGTAGACCATTTTTAGGGGATTATGATTTACAAGTTAAACCAGGATATTTGGTGGATCCAGGTGGAACATATAGATATTGGTATCCATCAGGTTATGGTAGTGGAACATATAAATTTTATATAAGAAGATTTCAAACAAGTGGAACAAAAACATCTATGACAGTTGATGTGGGTAAAACATTGGTTAATTGGAATTCAACTTCAAATGGAGTAGCAGTAGCTATATTATTTGAGAGTTCAGGAAATGGAAGTGGTAATAATAGTTCATTAAGTACGGCAAGAATTTATGATCCATCAGCACTTGTAAGTAATGTGATAGAAACAGATGTGGCAGCGGATAACTTTAAAAATCCATTTACAACGGCAATAGATTTGTATGGTAATACAGGTGGTAGTTTAAGTAGTACAGAATATACAGTTCCAATGAGAAATGCTGATGGAATGTACTTAGATGCGAGTGATAACGAGTTCTATCTGATAGTTAGATATAAGGGAGATCCTTCTCCTGTAACAAGTATAACAATTTCAAGTTCATAGGAAGAGAAAATGGGATTAATAGCAGAATTATCAAAGGCAATACGATTACTTGGTGGTAGAAGATATACAAGTGGTGATTTAACTACAGGTCAAGAAGCGTTCACAAGTGTTTTAGATGTTAATGCTAGTGAAGTTTTTTCTCAACAAAATTTAATACCAACCGCATCTTTACCTTTTAGTGGAAGTTCTCAAATTAATAGTACATATAGTACTAGTGGTTTTAGTATTATGAAATATTGGTACAGACACCCACTTACAAAGTCAAATGTAGACAGAGATGTGTGGTTTTTTGTAAATCCATCAGGAAGTTCAGATGGTATAACACCACAGTTAATTAGCGCAAATCAACAAACAAGTTTTATATCAAATAAGTATTCGGATGTAAGTTTGGCTAACGCCGTAGCAGAAGATGCTACACCAGGATATAATGTAGTAGTATATAAATCTACTTCAGCAGATTCGAGTTCATTAGATAATGATGATAAAGTATCAGGAAATGATTATCAGTTTGATTATAAAACAGGAGTATTACAGTTTGATGCTAATAAACCAGGAGCTACTCATAGGGTTTATATGACTGCATATCAATATGTAGGTAGAACTTTAGATACATCTCTTTCAACAATAAAAACTGATACACCATTTAGACAGACAGGTTCATACTTTTCTACAGGAAGAGGAAGAGATTTAAGAGTAAGTGGTTCGGTGTTAATTTCAGGTTCATTAGAGGTAAGAGGACAAACTTTGATGGATAGTTACGACGCATCAACAAAGACATTGATAATTAGTGGAGCTATGGATTTAGTTGATCAAAAAGTAGGTACTGCTGTTGCTAGTGCTTCATTAACTTTAGAAAACTTAGGAACTATAGCAAATAAAAGTCAAGCAGGAGTATTGGATTTAGGAGACAATTTTAATTAAAATTAGTAATTTATATATTTATAATAGAATAGAAGCATTACTATTTGGAGACAATTAATGGCACAAATTATAAAACTTAGACGAGGAACGTTAGCACAGTTAAATAGCGTAACTTTACAGAATGGTGAACTTGGTGTAGTAACCAGTTCAGTATCAAATATAGGCGATTCTGTATTAAAAACTGCAATTGTTGCGGGTCACTCTGATGGTACAAATCGTTTAAGTATAGCAAGAATTATAACAGGTAATGCAACACCAGATTTAAGTGGAGTAACAGGCGGATCAAATTTCAATGATATGTTATATCATGAAACTGACGCTAAAACACTTTACGTTTTAAATACTGGTGGTAATACAAATTTAGATTTAACAGGTAATATTAAAGATAGAGAAATCGGTGGTGCATTAGATGTTACAGGTAGATTAGATGCACAAGCAGGACTTCAAGTAACAGGGTCATTAAGTGTAAGTGGCAATGGAACGTTTGGTGGAAATTTAACATTTGGAGATGCCGATACTGATCTCGTTACTTTTAGTGCAGATATAGGTTCTAATCTTTTACCAAATACAGATGATACATATGATATAGGTTCAGCTACACAGGCATGGCAAGATTTATTTTTAGAAGGGGATATAACCTTATCAGATGCTGGAGCAGTACAGTCTACAGCAGGTAATTTAACAGTAGATAGTAAAGCAGCTACTTTAGTATTAGACGGACATACAGGAGTAGATATTGACGCATCAAATAGTGGTAAAGTTTCTATTGATGGTGCAGGTGGTATTGATATTGGTGTTGCGGCAGATGTTGCGATAGATATTGATTCAGCAGCATTAGATATTGATGCAAGTGGTGCTATTACTATTGACGGCACATCTACATTCTCCTTAGATGCCGCTGGAAATACTAATATTGATACATCTACAGGTACTATATCTGTAGGTACTGCTAATAGTGGTATCGCAGTAAATATTGGACACTCAACATCCGAAGTAACGATAGGTGATAATCTTACTGTAAATGGTGATGCAGCGTTCACAGGTGACTTGACTGTAAATGGCACAACTACATTTATTTCAAGTAGCCAATTAGATATTGGCGACAATATTGTTCAAGTTAATGCTGTAAGTCCAGTTAGGTATGGTGGTTTACAAGTAAATGATGTAAATGCTAATACAACTGGTTCAATAGTATGGGATAGTACTAATGATTATTGGTTGGCTGGATTTTCGGGTTCAGAATATAGAGTACCAATACAAAATACTACTACGGCTTTAACAAATAATAGAGTAGTAATAGCACAAGGTAATGGTAGAATTGAATCTTCAGCTAATATTACTGATGATGGTTCTACGGTAGATTTTAATGATGTTGATTTAACATCACTTGATAAATTAGAAGGTGTAGATACTAATACTTATATAGATATTGGTGGTTCTGGACTAATTGTAACTAAAGGTACAATACAACCATCAGCACATAATGGAAATGATTTAGGTGCAACTGGTACAAGATATAAAGATTTGTGGTTACAAGGAAATGCAGATTTAGAAGGTGATATTGATGTAAATGGCACGGCCAACCTGGATAATACAGATATAGATGGAACACTTGATGTAGCAGGAGTGGCAGATTTTCAATCAAGAGTAGATGCTCAAGCAAGTTTAGCAGTAACAGGTTCAGTTTATGTAAGTGCTGGGGCTAGTGTAGCAGCAAGTTCTGCAAGTTTAGTAGCATTTAGAAATGCTAATACACAACTTGGATATTTAGCATCAGCTAATACTCAAGCAATAACCGTTGGATTGATTGGATATAATACAAGTGGAAACTTAACTGTTAGTTCATTAATTGACGGGGGAAGTTTCTAAAAGATTTTTGGGGTATATACCCCGTAACGTGATAACAATATATATTGTTGGAGAATATGCCAAATGGCACAAACTGTAAAACTCAAAAGGAGTTCTACCGCAGGTAAAATTCCTACGACAAGTAATTTAGCATTGGGTGAGCTAGCTATCAATACAAGTGATGGTAAAGTTTATTTCGAAAAAAATGATGGTTCAGCGACTATTCAGTCCATTCTTACAACAAATACAAAAAAACCAATAACAGGATCACTTAATATGAGTGGAAGTGCTACTTATGTGGTTGGCGTTACGGGAAGTATAAATACTAAAAGTGGAAGAGTTTATGAACAAGGAAGCGCTGTTGTAGATACAGCTATGGCGTTTTCAATAGTATTTGGAGGATAATAAGTGGCTAATACATTTAAAAATGCAGCAACAGGATCGGATACGACTATAAATAAATTTTATCAATGTCCTGCCGCTACTACTGCAGTTGTACACGCAATTTATGTAAGTAATGTTGATGGTTCAAATGATGCAACAATTAATCTTACTGTTAGTGGTAGTGCAAATTTTTCAACAAGAAGACATATAGCTAAAACTGTAAATGTACCCGCAGACTCAACACTTATTATTGAAAAACCAGTTAATTTGGGAGCGGGGGATAAGTTAGAAAGTCAAGCATCAGCAAATAATGATTTAGAAGTATTTGCTAGTATATTGGAGATTACCTAATGAGTGATTTAACATTTCTTGGCTATAAAAGAATTAATAGTGATACCGACGTTGATGGTAATCTTGTTGTATCAGGCTCAATTACCTCTACGGGAGCTATAAAAGAAGGCACTACTTCTTTAGTTAGTTTTAGTGCATTAGAAAAAATGGTTGTAACAGAAGCAACAACAAATATTTTGAATTTTGAACTAATAACAGATTCTACGGGAGATGTTGTAGTTTATACAGCATTGTAATTAAGGAATAAGAAATGGCAAAAGTACATTCGAGTTTATCAGGAGCAGAACTACACAATCCTAAAGGTATTGATGCTTTAAATACATCAACTGCTTTAGTAATGAGCCAATCGGCACAGACTATACACGCAAGTAGTTCTATTTTACCAAACGCACAAAACACATATGATTTAGGTTCAGCAACCCGTGCTTGGAAAACAGCATACATATCTACAGGCTCACTTAAATTTGTAAATCCAGGAAATAATTCAGTAGTAGCATCAATATCAGCATCGGCAGATGGTAATTTTGATTTTGGTAATGCACAGATTAGTGGTAGTGCTAATTCTACAGGTTCTTTTGGTAGATTAGAAGTAGCAGGTAATACAAATCTTACAGGAGACATTACAGTTGGTGGAAATTTAACACTTGGTGATGCAGCATCTGATTCTGTTTCAATATCAGCAGATTTAACTTCTCATCTTATTCCAAATGCAGACGCCACTTATGATTTAGGTTCAAGTTCTCAAGGTTGGAATGATTTACATTTAGGTAGTGGTGGAGTTATTAATTTAGATGGTGGAGATGTAACTCTTACACATAGTGCTAATACAATTACAGTTGCAGGTGGTACTTTAGCCGCAGCAGCTATAACTGGTACAACAATTGATGCGTCAACGGATTTTACTATAGGTTCAACTGTTATTACGGATGATTCAATTGTGATGACTCCATCAACAAGTGATACAGTTACTATTGCTGGAGCAACTAACGGAATTCTTAATATCACTACAGTAGATGCAGCAGGAACAGCAGGAGATATTAATGTAACCGCTGATGGTCAGATTGAATTTAGAGCTAATGACGCAGCAGGACACATTTTTGATATTAATGGAACAAATCAAGTATCAATTATAGATGGTTCAATATTACCAATAACTAATAATGATATTGATTTAGGTTCTGATGCTAAAGAATTTAAAGATATATGGATTGATGGTACTGCATACTTAGATACTGTAGATATAGATGCTGGAGCAATTGACGGAACTACTATTGGGGCCAATTCAGCTGCAGCTGGTACATTTGGCGCAATAGTTGGTACAACACTTTCAGCGACTGGAGATGTTGATTTAGGAAATGCAACAAGTGATACAATTACAGCAACGGGTAGATTTGATTCTGATATAGTACCATCTACAGATAGTGCTAGAGATTTAGGAACTTCTGCATTACAATTCGCAGAAGCTCATATTGATACAGGTCATATAGATGATATTACTGCTACAGGAACTTCAACACTTACAACAGTTGATATTAATGGTGGAGCAATTGATGGAACTACTATTGGTGCTAGTTCAGCAGCAGCTGGTACATTTACAAATTTAACAGTAACTACAGATGTTAATATTGATGACTCTGGTGGTGATGGAGCAATGGATGGTGTTATTATTGGAGCATCAAGCGCAGCCGCTGGTACATTCACAACATTAAACACAACAGGACTTACCACGATAGGAGATGCGTCGGGTGATTCTTTAGTTATTAACGCAGCAACTATTAACCCAGCTAATATAGCAGCAGGAACAGATAATTCAGTTGTTGTTTATAATGGTTCAACATTAGTTACAGATGAAATTGATTCAAGAGTTTGGGGAAGTACTTTAGTAGATACTGATGGTTCAGGAACAAATAATGAATTGGCAACTTGGTCTGATTCAGATACTATAATTGGAGAAGGTAATTTAACTTTTAATGGTTCAGTATTAGCAGTTACAGGTGATCAAACAATATCAGATACATTATCTGTAACAAACAGTATTACAGGTTCTATAGTTAGTGCTTCAACTGGTCAATTTACATCAATAACTGGCGTAACAACATTAACCGCTGGTGGAAATTTAGATATTGGAGCTCACGATTTAAGAGCAGCGACAATCACCGCAGACGGATTATCAAGTGGTAGAGTTGTATTCGCTGGAACAGCTGGAGTCTTATCAGACGATTCTGATTTAACATTTAGTGGTGATACTTTAACCGCTACAAAGATAGGAGCTTTCACATTATCTGGAAAACTCACGGCGGGAAGCACAGAGATCGAAGGTTCGGCTTTTGATATTGATGGTGGAGATATTGCAAGTGGAGTAACAATTAATAAATCACCTGTAGTTAATTTTAATAGTGGTGATGTTCAAGGTTCAATAACTTTAAGTAATTTAGCAAGTGGTACAGGAGCACTAACAATTCAAGCCGATTCAGTTGAACATTCTATGATTAATGATAATTTAATTAGTGGATTTTCGAATTTAGGTAGTGCAGGAGTCGCTCAAGGTGATGAATTTTTATTCTCTGATAATGGAACTTTAAAAGCATTAACTTTTTCAAACCTTGAAGATACTATATTCGGTAATGTAAGTGGAGATGCCACAATCGCAGCAGGTGGTGCTTTAACAATTGGCGCAGGAGCAGTAGAAAACTCAATGTTGGCAAACTCAACAATTAGTGGAGTAGCACTTGGTAGTAACTTAAATAGTTTATCCATTACTGCAAATGGTGGTATTGGAATGACAAGTTATAATGGTTCTGCAGCAGTATCAAACTTAGCATTAGATATTGATGGTATGACTGATATTGGAGCCGCAATTGTAGATGCAGATTTACTAATTATAGATGACGGAGCTAATGGTACAAATAGAAAAGCTACCATGTCAAGATTGAAATCCTATATGGGTGATATATCTGGTGGTTCTACATTAGGTAATGTTCAAGTTGGTGTAACTGCTGGTGGTGAAATAGATACATCAAGTGGTAATTTAACAATAGATTCCGCAGGTGGAACAATTACGTTAGATGACCATGTAACAATTTCAGGTAATCTTACAGTCAATGGCGGCTCTACCGTTGTTTCAAGTAGTTTATTAGATATTGGTGATAGAATTATCACATTAAATGCAAATTCTGCAGCAGGAGATGGTGGACTTTATGTAAATGATGCCGATTCAGCAGAAACAGGTTCATTACTTTGGGATGTGAGTGAAGATAGATGGGTAGGTGGATTGAAAGGTGCTGAAGCTAATGTAGTTTTAATTAATACAACGGATACACTTACAAACAAAACTTTAACAAGTCCTGATATTAATACACCAGATATTGATGGTGGTACTGTAGATGGGGCAACAATAGCAACTTCAGATATTACAGTTGGTTCAGGTAAAACTTTAGATGTTAGTGGTGGTACATTAACATTAGCCGCTGATCAAATAAGTGGTAATGCCATTAATGGTGGAACGATTGGTTCTACAACAATTACATCATTGACGACTTCAGGAATAACTATTGGTGGACACACAGTTGATGACATTGATATTACTTCAGAAGCTTCAGACGCTGATGACCACTTAATGACAGCAGCAGCGATTAAGGCTAGAATAGATGATTTAAAAGGTGTTACTTCAAATGTAGCAGGAACAGGTATAAGTGTAAGTGGAGCAACTGGAGCCGTTACAATTTCAACAAATGATGGTCAGATTGTTCATGATAGTTTAAGTGGATTTGTAGCAAATGAACATATAGACCATAGTGGAGTTGATTTAACCGCTGGTTCAGGTATGACTGGTGGTGGTACAATAGCAGCAAGTAGAACATTTAATGTAATTGGCGGAGATGGAATTACAGCAAACGCTAATGATGTTGCTGTAACAGCAGCACAAACTACTATTACTTCAGTTGTAAATTCAAGTTTAGAAATAGGTAGAGATGCCGATAATAGAATTAAGTTTGGTACTGATAACCAAATAATTTTTGAAGTAGATGGTGGTGATAATGTAGTAATGAAAGGAAGTGGTGAAATTGAGGCCACTTCATTAGATATTAGTGGGGATGTAGATGTAGACGGTACACTCGAAACCGACGCATTAACAATCGGGGGAGTAACATCAGTTCCTTTTGAAAGTGCAGATCATAGTAAATTAGATGGAATAGAAGCATCTGCAGATGTAACCGATACAGCAAATGTAACTGCAGCAGGTGCGTTAATGGATAGTGAATGTACTGACTTAGCCGCAGTTAAGGCAACAGAAGATGCATTTACAGCCGCACTTAAATCCAAACTTGATGGTATTGAAGCGTCAGCTACCGCAGACCAAACAATTACTTCTGGAACTGGTATGACAGGAGGTGGAAGTGGTGATATTACTCTTAATGTAGTAGGTGGAGATGGAATTACAGCAAATGCTAATGATATGGCAATCACACCAGCTCAAACAACTATTACAGGTATACACAACACCTCACTTCAAATTGGTAGAGACTCACATAATGAATTTGATTTCTCTACAGACAATGTAATAAAAGTTTCGGTTGATGCAGTTGATGATGAATTTAGATTTGCAGCAGGTGGAACATTTCACGCAGACGCAGATGTAGTTGCATATTCTTCAACTACTGCTTCGGATATAAGTTTGAAGAAAAATATTACAGATACAAAATATGGTTTAGATGATATTATGAAACTTCGTGGTGTTGATTATGATTGGAAACGAGAAGATATGGGACATGACGTTGGTGTGTTAGCACAAGAAGTTGAAGCAGTTATTCCTGAAATTGTGAAAGAATATGATGGTATGAAGGGAAGAGAAAAGTTTAAAGCAGTGGATTATAATAAGTTAGTTCCTGTTTTAATAGAATCTATTAAAGAACTTAAATTTAAATTAGATGAGCAAGAAGCTATCATTAATGATATTAAAAGTATTGAACTCAACTAAAAAAAACGAAGTTTTTATTGTTTGAATTTATATTTATATATAATAAATAAGGAAATGTTATGGCGACAGCAAAAAAAGAAGAATCAAAGTTAGTAAGTCAATTAGAGGAAGCACAAAAAGAAACTAAATTTTCACAAGAAGAGATGGATTCTTTATCAAGTCTTCAGCAAAGATATCTTGAATGTCAAACCACATTTGGTCAAATATCAGTTCAGAAGTTACAACTTCAGCAACAGATAGATGGATTGTCCAAAGCTGAACAAGATAATGTCGAAGCGTATCAACAAGTTCAACAAGATGAACAAGAGATGGCCAAAAAGCTGAATGAAAAGTACGGAGACGGTACTCTAGATCCTCAAACTGGTGTATTTACACCAAATAGTTAAAGTTTTTTATAAAATATAGATAAAAATTACCTCAGAATTGTATTTTGAGAATTTTACATATATTTATATTTAATAAGATAAAACTTTTTATCTAAAATATATCATTTAGGAGAAAATCAATGGCGGAAAGAATTGTAAGTCCAGGTGTCTTTACACGTGAACGAGACCTATCATTTCTTCCTCAAGGAATTGCAGAAATAGGGGCAGCAATTATAGGTCCAACTAAAAAAGGACCCGCATTCGTTCCAACTTTAATTCGCAATTTTTCTGAGTTTGAAGAAATGTTCGGTACACTCGACAAACGGTATTATACACCATATACTGTTCAGCAATATTTAAGAAGTGCTGGTACAGTAACAGTTGTGAGAGTATTAGGAATTGGTGGATATAAACCTGATGTTGTTGTTTTATCAGCAGTACGTAAGAACGGAGCGGGAGCTTCAGGCGCTAGAGGCACATTAGCTGTTTTAGCACCATCACGTGGTGGTTCAAACGGAACTGCAGATTTAACACCATCTACAGGAAGTGGCACTTGGGGATCATATTCGTTAGTAGTGAGTGGAAGTGGTGTAACCACTTTTTCAAAATCTATTTCGTTTAATACTGCAAGTGCAAATTATATCGGAGAAGTTCTTAGTAGAGACCCACAAGTTAATACAGACGGTAGTACCACACACCCTGTATATCTTTATAAAGAGTTTAAAGGATTCGCATCCTCTACAGGTTCAAATGGTTGGCTTGGAGTAGTTACTGCTTCAGCAACTACACTTGATTTAAATTCAGGTGTAACTACATTTGGAGCAAATGGAGATGCAGATACTTGGACAGGTAATAAAGATTATAGTGTAGCAAGAACACCGTATATTCAATCACAAAAAGTTTCAGGAGCTAGATATAATCTATTTAGATTTTATACACGCTCACATGGAACAGGTATAAGTAGCAAATATAAAGTTAATGTGTTGAATGTTAAGGCAGCAGCTTCGATACCAGGTTCAGACTATGGTGCATTTTCAGTTCAAGTTAGGACTCATAATCCAGGACAAACTGACGATAATCAAATAGTAGAACAATGGGATAATTTAAGTACTGATCCTGATTCAGCAAACTATTTTGCTAGAGTAATTGGTGATAGGTTTGTTGAAATTGATTCAAATGGCAAGTTAACCTATAAAGGTGATTGGCCAAATATGAGTAAACATATTCGTATTGGTGATTACGCTAATTTAGAATCAATGCCTAAAACAGTTGTTCCTATGGGATTCGCAGCTTGTAATATACCTGTATCAGGTGCACCTAGTGCTTCTTTTGTAACTTCGCAGGTTAATAGTAATGGTGATTTCGATTCAAATATATTTTATGGATTTGATTTTAGTTCAACGAACTATGACAATTTAGAATATTTAGCACCAATACCAAAATCTGCAGCTACTACAGGTAACGTAACTATGTCTCTTGAAGATATGTTAGGTGCTAACGATGCAAGCACATTGGCTAGTACTTATTCAGATGCTACAGAGAAAGTTACATTATCATTATCAGCAATTGGACAGAGAAAGTTTACAGTACCTTTCCAATGGGGATTTGATGGAGATAATCCTGGAAATCCAAAATTAACAGGTAATGATATTACTGCAGCAAATACTATGGGATTTGACTGTTCAAGTGCAACAACAAGTGGTTCAATAGCATATAAAAGAGCTATTAACGCAATAAGTAATCCTGATGAATTTGATATCAACTTATTGGTAACACCTGGTATTATTCATAGATTACATCCAAAAGTAACAAATCATTCAATCTTGAAAATAGAAGCAAGAGCGGATGCTTTTTATGTTATGGATGCAGCATCATGTGGAGATACTATAGCAGTAGTAACAAATACTGTAAGTGCACTTGATACAAATTACGCAGGAACATATTATCCCTGGGTTAAGATAGTTGACTCTAACACAAATAGACCTGTTTGGGTCCCACCTTCAGTTGTATTACCTGGAGTAATCGCATTTACTGATAAAGTGGCACATGAATGGTTCGCACCAGCTGGTCTAAATCGTGGTGGTTTAACTACAGTATTAGAAGCTAAAACAAGATTAACACACGCTGAAAGAGATGATCTTTATGAAGAAAGAGTTAATCCAATAGCTTCATTTCCTGGTCAGGGAGTTGTGGTATTCGGACAGAAAACACTACAATCCAAACCATCAGCATTAGATAGAATCAATGTTCGTAGATTGTTGATTGCATTGAAGAAATTCATCGCATCATCTTCAAGATACTTAGTATTCGAACAGAATACAGTAGCAACAAGAAACAGATTCTTGAATATTGTTAATCCATATCTCGAAAGTGTACAGGCTAATAGTGGTCTAAGTGCATTTAAAGTAGTAATGGATGAATCAAATAACACACCTGATGTTGTGGATAGAAACAAATTGGTAGGACAGATATTTATTCAACCTACGAGAACTGCAGAGTTTATCGTACTTGATTTCGTTGTTCAACCTACAGGGGCAGCATTCCCTGAATAAGTTTGACTTATAAACAACGCTGACGTATAATGAAAAACCCTGATTTCGGTTGGGGTTTTTCTTTTTATATAAAAACTTCAATAAAACTAATAAGAAGTCTTATTTTCTAATATTGTTATTTTTTTAATTTTTTGATATTTATAATAGAAGAAGATATAATAATTGCTTTTAGGAGAAAAATAATGCCTGATATCCTCGACACTAATGAGATATTTTTTACGCCGTTTGAACCGAAAACGAAAAATCGGTATATCATGTACATTGAAGGTATACCATCCTATTTAGTTAAGACGGCAGGAAGACCTCAAATACAATTTGAAGAATTGGTTTTAGATCATATTAATGTCAAAAGACATTTAAAAGGTAAAGGTACTTGGCAACCTGTAGACATTATGTTATATGATCCAATAGTTCCAAGTGGTGCGCAAGCAGTAATGGAATGGGTTAGGTTGTCTCATGAATCTGTAACAGGCCGTGATGGTTATGCAGATTTTTATAAGAAAGATGTAACTTTTAATATGTTAGGTCCAGTAGGAGATATTGTTGAGGAGTGGACTTTAAAGGGCGCTTTTATATCAACCGCAAATTTTGGTGAAGTTGGATTCGCAGAAAATGATCCAGCAGAAATTACATTAACTTTGCAGTATGATTACGCAGTCTTACAATTCTAATTTAAACGGAGAATAAAAATGAGCGAATGGCTAGCAGCAAATTGGGAATGGGTACTTTTGGGATTCTACACAGTAGAAAAAATCGTGCGTCTTTCCCCGTCTAAAAAGGACGACGTCATTTTCGATATGGTACTAAAACCAATATGGGATGCAGTATCTAAGAAAAAGTAATCTTATAGGGTTATAAAATTTTAAAAAACATTCAAATTACGGAGTAAAATATGAGTGAAGTTACATTTCCTACGGAAGAGGTTAATCTTCCATCTAAGGGTTTGTACTATGACAAATCCAACCCATTATCAAGTGGTAAAGTAGAAATAAAATATATGACAGCTAAAGAGGAAGATATTCTTACCTCAATAAACCTTATTCGTAAGGGAACTGTTATAGATAAAGTTCTTGAAGCTTTGATAGTTGATAAAAAAATCAAAATAGATGATTTATTGGTTGGGGATAAAAATGGTTTAGTCATAGCTACTAGAATTCTTGCTTACGGTAAAAATTACGAAATTCAGGCATTTTGTGATGATTGTCAAGAAGTAAGTCAATTAGTAGTTGATTGTACAAAACTTTCCGATAAGGAAATATCAACTAAAACAAAAGAAAATAAGTTCTCTATGGAACTTCCAAGAACAAAAGTTAGAATAGAATTCAAACTTTTAACTAGTGGTGAAGAGAAGTTGGTTGAAAAAGATGTAGTGGCTATGCAAAAAGCACAACCTGACCATGATTATACTAACACTTTCAGATTCAAACGAATGATTACTTCAGTAGATGGAGACACTAAACAAACGGTTATTAACGATTTTGTTGATAATAGATTTTTAGCACAAGATTCGTTGGCATTTAGAAAGCATTTACAAGACGTAACTCCTGATGTAAATATGGGTTATCCTTTTGAATGTGTTAAATGTGATCATGAACAGGAGGTAACGGTGCCATTGGGCACCACGTTTCTTTGGCCTGACACATCTCAATAGACTTCAAGTACACGAAGAAATATTTAATCTTTTAAATTACGGTAATGGTGGTTACACTTTTAACGAAGTGTATAATATGCCTATATATCTAAGAAGGTTTTATCTAAAAAGACTCAATAAGGAATATAAAGATATTGCAGCTGAAAGAGATAAAGCTAATAGAAAGTCTCAACAAGTCTTGAAAAAGAAATAAAATCTTATATTTCGATATTTATTATTGACACAATCCTGTAACTAAAATTCAATTCGGAGTTAAACAATGTCAAAGAAGATAAATGAAGGTATTGTTGATAAGGTTTTTGGTAAAGTCATAAATCTTGTTATGAAAGGGCAATCTAGAAAAGCTATGAATGCCTTCAAAAAAGATAAAAAACTACAGAGAGATATAAAAGCCGCTGCTGATGCGCAAGATACTCTGAAGAAAAGTATTGAAAAATTAAGAAAAGACCCCGAATTCGAAAAGGAATATCAAAAGAGTTTAAAATTATAAAAAGGGTAATGCATGCCAACTAAACGGGAACAACAGCAGTTAAATGATGCGTTAAACCAAACTAAAGAACTAATATCATCTATCAATAAATCAGTAGGTGAGATGGATGGTGGATTTTCGGATATTGGTGGATCAATAAAAAAGAACGCTAGTGCTTTGAATGCGTTTTTGAAAGTTTCTGCTAAAAATAATGAAGTAACAAAAGCAACAGTAAAAACTGGTAATCTTATAGCGGAAGCATATGATGATGTTGCTGAAAATCTTGAAGAAGTTCTTAAAGGTAATAAACAATTTAAAGTTAGTTCAAAACAAATTGGTGATTTAATAAATGGTAGTATAAAGGGTGGAGCTTCAAAAAATGCTGAACATATGAGAGAACAAGCAGAAAATGTTCAGAAAATGTTGAAGGTGTTTGAAAATCCAAAATTCCAAACAGCTTTTTCAGGAATAGAAAAGGGTGCAGATAGGTTAACAGGTTTTATTAATAAACTCCCAGGTGGTCAAACGATGTCAAAAGCCTTTGGAGTAGATAAACAAATAGCTGCTAATACTAAGCAAATGCAAGGAAATATGTTGAAATTTGCTAAAAGTGGAAAAGTATCGGCTAAGGGTATAGGTGGTTTACTTAAAGGTACTAAGTTTCTTAAAATTGGAGTTCTTGGTGCAGCATTAGCGATGATATCTTTTGGATTAGAAGCTAATAAAACACAAAAAGCATTAGGTGGAACTTATACACAGGCAGCAAAGGTACTTGCTACGTCTAAAGCAATAGCTGCAGCAAATAAACTTAACGGTATGACTCAAGAAGAATCAATGGATTTGATGATGGGTATTAATCGTGAGTTTGGTAATATGGATAAAGCTGCTTTAGGTGTAACTATGAAAGCAAGTAATTTAACTGCCAATTTTGGTTTGAGTGCAGGAAATGTTGGTAAGTTAGCTAGACAGATGCAGGCAGTTGGTTCTACAAGTTTAGAAGCATCTATAAATACTATAGAAATGGGTGGAGAGTTAGCAAGAGCAGCAAATGTTCCTGTAGCTGACGTGATGAATGATGTTGCACAGAATACAGAATTTTTCGCTAGATTTGCTAAAGATGGTGGAGTTAATATAATAGCAGCAGGAATAGCAGCTAAGAAATTAGGTTTGGAAATGGCTAATCTTGCTTCTATAGCAGATAGTTTATTAGACTTCGAAAGCTCAATAACTAAACAAATGGAAGCTGAGGTTTTATTAGGTAAAGAATTAAATCTTGAAAAAGCAAGAGAGATGGTATTCAATAATGACATAGCAGGAGCTATGGCAGAAGTATCAAAGTTAGTTTCTCCTGAAGAATTTCAAAAGATGGATGCAGTTAGAAGAAGTACATTAGCAGGTGCCGTAGGTTTAGATGCAGCAACTTTTGCAAAAGCTATTAGTGGTGATACGACAGGAGTAGGAGATGCAGTTATTGCACCAGGAGGAAAAGTTATTTCAACATCACCACAAGATTATTTAATAGCAACTACAAATCCAGGAACATTAGGTGGTGGAATGGATACTTCAAAACTTGAAGGTTTGATGGCACAAGTAGCAGCGTCTGTAGATGGACTTAGAAATGATACAGTAGACGGAACTTATCAAACTAAAATAGCAATAGAAAGACAAGGAATAGCATAATGGCATTAGTAGATATGAAATCAAATTTAGCTATTGGTGTTGGTTCAAAAGAATCACCTCAATCTTTTGCTGATGGTCATTCAGCGTATACTGTTACGGGACAAAGAAAATTTGAAACTGCAATAAGACATGATGTTGAAAAAGATGTATTTACTTCTTATAATCGTAAAGGTGATGAATTAAAATGGATGTTTAATGATGCTTTTTCAGGACAAGGTAGTATGTTAGTTCAAGCAAAAGAGTTTGACTTACGTGCATATTATGATAGAGCACTTAAAAATACAGATGTTTTAGGTGCAAGAAATAATAATAGATTAGGTTTTGACGAACCATTTATTCTTAAACCAATTGGTGATAGATGGGGACCTGATACTTGGTCTGTAGATGAAGGAATGGTTAGAGCAGGTATACTTACACAATCAGCAAGAACTGTAGCCGATGTTCAAAGAATAGGTAAGTTTTTATTGACACCAAGAGGTGTTGGTTTTATAGCGAAACAAGAGGTTTTACAAATGCTGAATGCAGGTGGTTCAGTTTCAATGTCTACATTAAAAAGTAGAATAAATCAAGCATTAGGAAAAGATGTTTTAAGACAAGATTCAGTACCACAAAGATTTTCAGCAGGTAGAGATATATTTAAGAGTTCTTTTGCTAAAGTTGATGCAAAAACTGGTCATTATATGGGTGGTGGTCCAACCGTACAAAATTGGGAAGGTAGTGATATTAGAACTTGGAGAGGGCCAGAATCTATTATAGCATCACTTCCTATAGGAGCACATTTTGTAAGGCATAAAACACCAGTAGGATCTCCTACTATTAAATTAATTAACAATGTTGGTAACTTTATTGTTGATGCAGGTGGTGGAGTATTATCTTTATTGGATGGTATTCAAGTTGCTTGGCCTCATATTAGTATGAATCCAGATTTTAGAGCAGGTAGTTTACTAACAGGATTAGGTAATATAGCAGCAAATGTTGGTAGAGGTATGGGTGATATCTTTCCTAATATTTTTGAGAATGCTAAAACAGGGGTAGGAAATATTGCTGATGCATTAGGTAACGCATTTTCAAATGTAACTTTACCAAAAGTAAGTTTGGGTAGGGTTTCTGATTCACTATCAGGATTATTTCCAGGATTAATAGGTGTACAAGGAATAGGAACTCCTGATTTTAGTGGAATGATGAGTTTGTTGGGTGGATTATCAAATAAATTAGGTAATTTAGTAAGTAGTCTACCTATACCAAGTATAAGTTTACCGCCATTACCAAGTTTACCATCTTTACCAAAAATAGATTTACCAGATTTAGGGAATCCATTTTCAGGTATATCAAGTTTTGTAAGTGGGATTAAATTACCAGGAATAAAATTTTCAGGAAGAGGTGGATTAGGATTAGGTAGTTTAAAAGGAGTATTACCTGCTATTAATTTTGGATTAAAAATTAAAGGTGGTAATTTAGGATTTGATTTATCTGCTTTTGATGATTTTAAATTTGGTTTTAATAAAGGATTAAAAGGATTAATTGATTTACCTGGATTTGATCTTAATATGGTAACAGCAAGAGGAATTCCACAACCAGGCGTACCTCTTTATGCAAGAAAAGGAGCATCAGGTCGTTATGGTGAAGATATAGCAAGTTTGAAAGAAGGTGTAGGTGGATCTCAACATTTAAATAGAGACGAAATAGAAGCTTATGGAGTACCAAAGTTATGGTATACAACTGCAAAAGATATTGGAGACAATAGAGGTTCATTAGCAAATCTTTATGATGCGGATTTTCCATATACAAAATTGATATTAGGTAAAACAACTAAATCCGTATTATGGACTTTTGGCATTGGCTTTTCAGACAAGATAAAGACAGACAATAAAATAACTGGAATACCATATGCAATAGGTGCTGGGTTTGCTGGTGGTAGGTTGGATCCAATAAATACCCCCAACTTTCCATTAAATCAGACAAAAGTATATAGGGATATTATTACACCCGAATTTCCTACAAATGTTCAAGATTCAAGTGGAACTAAAAATAAGATACAAAAATATGAAATGTTATCTTATGGACAATTAGGTGGTGAAGCAGAGGGTTATGGTAAGAAGAATGAAAAAAATTCCGCTGATATTACAAGAGGAATAGGTTCTTATGGTAAAGCTGCTAGATTTATTCCAGCACCGGCAAAGGATGGAAAACCTCTTACTGATGTAGTGGCATCTGATGGTACAGGTGTATATAAAACAACGTTACAAGATACAATAAATTTACATCCATATGGTGGTTCAATTGCTTCTCAACACGTTAATAATGAAAATAGCGACTTTGTTCCATTTAAGTTTAGAGATATGGTAAATGGTAAGTGGATTATATTTAGAGCAATTATTGAGAGTGTTTCAGATACTTCATCCCCACAATTTGCAGAAGAAAGATACATTGGTAGACCAGATAAAGTTTATACATATCAAGGTTCTGATAGAAATGTTAATATTACTTTTAAAGTTATGCCAAAATCTGCACAAGAATTAGTTACTCTTTGGGAAAAGTTAAATTATTTGAGAGGATTAACTTATCCTACAGTAAAAAATAATCGTATGATAGCACCATTTTTTAGTTTGACATTAGGTGATATGTTTGATAGTCAACCAATGATATTTCAGAGTTTAAATTTTAGTATTGATCAATCATCTTTATGGGAAATTAGACCAGGTTTAAGATTACCAAAATTAATACAATGTTCTGCAGATATGAGAATAATTGAGAAAACTTTACCAACTTCTATAGGTAAACATTATGATTTAGATTGGTTACATGATGGACAGAATACAATTGGTGGAGATCCAATGACTGATCCTACTTTAGTAGAACCCGATAGAAAAAAATATATAGATTTATGGAAAGAGTTGGGAATGAATGGAATGAGTGGTGAAGTTATGGATAATTTAATGGCAGCAGCAGAAACGGTAGAGGCTTTACAAGAAGCGATAGATGCTGCTAAAAGTGTAGATGCTGGTATTGGCGCAGGAGCTTTGGATGCACCAAATATAAATTTTAGTATCAGTAAGTAGGAATATAATATGAATAGATATGAAAATATAAGAGTGAAGATTAATAAACAAGGTAAAAGAGTTCGTGTATCAACTTTATATCCACAAATTCCTATATCCGATGAGGATAAATTTATATATCCAAAGTATGGTGAACGATTAGATTTAATTGCACATAGACAATACAAAGATTCTACTTTGTGGTGGGTTATAGCAAAAGCAAATGGTTTAGGTAAAGGTAGAACAACTTTAAATCCAAATTTTCAAATAAGAATACCTGGTAATATAGAAAAAATAATTGCTGACTATAATGCATTGAATAGGTAAGTTATGATTCAGTTAAAACCAATTGATTCAGAAGTTCAAAAAACTTTATTAGAAAAAATAAAAATGTCTGGTAAACAAGGTAAGGCTGTAACCGAACCATTATCAGGTGAAAAGTCTGATTATCTATCAGCAAGAACCGTTTGGGCAAGAATGATTGCACTTAGTACTTCTACAAATAATCCAAGAACACCAATAGTAATTTCAGCAGGAGAAGAATCTGTAGAACCAATAGAATCTACAACTGATCCTATAACTGGCGGAACTGCACAATTTTCTCCAATTAAAGGTAGAATTCGTGGAACTTTTGATGAAGTTTATGATAGAACAAATTTACATAGACCAATAGCTGGTTTAAAAAGTATATCTACAGGTATTGAAGGTGCATATAAAGCAGTAAGAAAAGCTGATATAAGATGGATATGTTGGGATTTTGATACATTAGAAAGGTTGACACCATTCTTTTTATCACCTGGAGTATCAGTAGCATTAGAGTTTGGTTGGATGTGGCCAGGTCACATACCACAAGAATTTATTTATGATAATTGGGCTGAAATGGATGCAAGAAAAATAGGTTCTTTAAGTGATGTTGTTAGAAAACAAGGTCAAGGACACCAAGATATGGTGTATGGAATTGTTAAAAACTTTTCGTGGACAGGAAGAGATGATGGTGGATTTGATTGTTCTACTCAAATAATATCACCATCTATGAATGTTTTTAGTACACCATTGGGAGATTCAGAAAAAGCACCAACTTTTGAAATTCCAGAAGACTTAAAAAATCAAATAAGAGGTAAAAGAGAATGGTATCGGTCACGTAAAGGTGAACAAGAAGTAATTTTAAGTGATGAAGACATGATGGCAAGACTTAAAGAAGTAGGGCTTGGGGGCGATGAAGACAATAGTTATATAGAAAATGTTCCACCAAGATTATTATTTGATAATTTTAAACAAATGTTATTAGATCTTAGGTATGGTGATCAAATGGAATCTTATATAAATACTATTATATGTTATAAAACTGATCTTAATGTTTCTAAACCACATATAGGACCATATGTTTCTTATGGTTGGTTTGAAGATAATATTTTAAATACGTGTGTTGGAAAAGTTGTTGATGGAGATAAATTAAGTTATTCTGTACGATCAGTAGATTTTTTTACTGAAAAGGGTGATGGAGAAAAATGGTATAGAAGTACTACGATAAGTAATGATACAACAAGTCTTATTACTATAGATGCAGAAAAAGTTATTATTCCAGGACAGTTTCCATATTCAACAAATTTTGAGAAAGAACTTAATAGAATGGAAGGTAAAGATGAAGGTAAGGATCGTAAAGATAAAGACTACGAATTTGAAACTCATTGGAAACGAAAAGTATGGAAAAAAATAGAAGAAAAGGTAAGGGAACTACCAGCATTTGCAGTAAAAGCGGAAGGTGAAGAAAAAGATGAAGATACTTTCGAAAGTTTTTCAGAAAGAGGGAAAAAATTACTTAAAGCAACTAAAGGTGAGGATAAAGATGGAGATTTTAAATATGGTAAAGAAAAGGGATATTTAAGAAATTTACTTATTCACGCAGATTTAATTAGTGAATCTATGAAAACTAGCAATACCTTTGAAGGTGGATTAAAAAATTTATTAGCTAATATAAGTGATGCTTGTGGTGGAATTTGGGATTTTGAGTTAGCAACTAGCGAAGACGGTAGTACGGTTAGGGTTATAGAAAAAGGTTCGCCAGAAAAACCTGTAAGAGCTTTACTTGATAATCAGAGTATAAATTTGGAAACAGGTAATGTTAAAGATAAATATAATAATAAAGGTTTAATGATATTTCCAACTTGGCAAACTAATTCTATAGTATTTAATCAAAATATGGTTACTAAATTACCATCACAGATGGCAACAGTAGCAATGTATGGAAGAAATTTATCTGCTAAAGAAGCTTCGAATGAAGAAATGTCAGGAGATAAAGCAGCAAGGACTTTAGGAAAGTTATTTAATTCTAAATTAAATAATGTAGAAGATGTTATTAATAAAAATATTGAGAGAATTTTAGGAAATACTGAAATTAATAAGTTTGGATTAAATGAACTAAGTGGGTATCATGGTCTGACAAAAGAAATAGATGTGTCAGCCGAAAAAGGAATAGTAATAGATGCAGCAGAAATTATCAAACAATATACAGAAAAACAAATTATGGATATTTTAAATGATGGTATTGATTATGATAAAGAAAAAGACCCAACCGTTGAAGGAAAAAGAGAAAAAGACTCAACAGCATTAGATTATACATTTTTATATGATAGAAATGGTAAAATAAGAAAACATTATAAAGATGCTTTATTACATTTTTTACATCAAAGCCCAGGTTCTATAAAACAAACAGAAGATATTTTAACACCAATTGAGTTTGAAGTAACTATTGACGGTACAGGAGGAATTTTTCCAGGAGAGGCATTTTCAAGTACATATATTCCAAAAAGATATAGAGATGCAACAGTTTTTCAAATTATGGATATAAATCACAGAGTAGATGGTAGTGGTTGGAAAACTACATTAAGAGGTTTAATGAGAATTGATTATGGTTTGGGGGAAAAAAAACCAATGAGTGAAATGCTTGAAGAAATATATGCAGATAAAAAGGGTGATTCAAAAGCACCACCATATTTATCATTTGCGGAATATTTAACAGCTAATGTAGGAAAGATATCTAAATATAAGATAACTCCTGAAAAACAAAAAGAAATTGATGCATCAGAGCAGTCTGATCAACCTGAACCTTCCCCTGGCCTCAACAAAAATAACAGACCTATGGGCGGTGGTGGCAGGAACGTTTAATGGCTATATTACAAAACGATAACAGAATAGAACAAATAGAATATTCAGCAGGAATTACTGATATACAAGAGTTTGTGTATGAAAATAATCCAGATATTGCAGTTCCAAGTGGTATAGAATTTCATAAAATAATAACTAAAAATAAACAAATTGTATATCAAACTCTTTCTTCACCAGCAAAGCATTCAGAAATAATTATTAGAAAGAGAAACCTAACAGATTTTGAAGGTTACTTAGAAGCCACAGATAATAATCCACCAACATCTTTTTATTTTCGAAATAAAAAAGTAGAACCAAAACCAGTTAATTATAAAAAAGGATTTTTTGATAGATTTTTTGTACAGTTAGCATCAGATACACACGCACCTATTTTGGAAATAGAAGGCAAAGATTTTAAAGTAGCAGACGCTACTTATGCCAAAGTTAAAATAAGGTGGTCTTTAAGTAGTAATCCAGAGGAGCAAGAAGAGTTAAATCGTAGAGCAGTAGATTTGGCAGAAGAAAAATTTCCACAAATTAGACATAAGATATATAATTTAATTGAATTTGGGTAATAAGCTTTATATTTATGATCCAATAAAGGTTATAAATTGAAATTTATAGAAAATAGCATGGAATTCAATGCTTTCTTGCAAGACTATGAGGAAGCAAATCAAATCATAGCACTTCCCGTTCCCGTTGATTACAAAAAACATCCTGTAGAAACAAAATTATCTTTTGTTCTTTTTTTAATTGATGGAAAACCTTTCACACTTACATTTAATCATACAGATGCAAAAAATCTTCAGTTTGAAGATTTACGTATAATAAATAATAAAAACAAACCAATATACACTCTTGATAAAAAACAAGCATATCATCTTACACATTTAGATAATTTCATTGATGTAAATTTACTTAACTATTGGAATACAGGTGAGAAAACTAATTTAGATTTATATCTTAATGATACAATTCGAGATTATCATATGAAATATTATGAGAAAGAAGATATAAACGCATCTATTCCTATAATGAAATTCACATATCATTTATATAAGATAGCAATGGAAATGCAGGTTATTCTTTCAAAATATGACACTTCTGACATTTTGACATATAATGATGAAATGTTTGATAACTTTATACATATAGAAAAAAATGGTTTACAAACAACTGATGGTATGGTATATTCAGAGTATAATCCATTCACATCTACAGGTCGTCCATCAAATAGATTTGGTGGAGTTAATTTCGCAGCATTAAATAAGAGTGATCGTAGTAGAGAAAAATTTATTAGTAGATTTGGTAGTGAGGGTAAATTGGTTGAGTTTGATTATGATGCATATCACTTGAGATTAATAGCAGATAAAGTAGAATATGAATTCCCCGAAGGTTCAGTACATGAGCATATGGCAAAATATTATAATTGTGATTATGAAGAATCAAAAAGGAGATCATTTCAGTATCTTTATGGTGGAATACCGATAGAAGTGTGGCAACTAAATCCATTTTTTTCAAGTGTATATGACTATGTAAATAATCTTTGGAATATATATAAAGAAGAACATTTTATCAAATCAGATATTTATAGTAGAGAAATAAAGGGAAGTAATTTTAACGCCAACAAATTGTTTAATTATTACATTCAATTATTGGAAACTGAAACAAATGTGGTAGTTATAAAAAAGGTTAGACAATTAATGAATAAATATAAAAGTAAGTTTATATTGTACAGTTACGATTCATTTTTATTTGATATGCATATAGAAGATGGATTACCATTTTTAAAAGAATTGAAAGATGTTTTGGAAAATAATAAGTTTCCAACAAAAGTTGCTTGGGGTAAAAACTATGATGACCTTGTAGATATTACGGAGAAATTTTAATGTTTGAATGGAAAACTTTTTTCAACGATTTTGCAGAAGAGTACTATTCAGTACCATACTTAGATAAGAAAGAGCACATATACGCTTTACAAAACTATCTTATAGCAAAAGGTATGTTAGTAGAGGATGTTGATTATGCCATTAAAACTCTTTTGGGTGAAGAAACACCTGTAAATTCTTGGAGTGATAGAAAAACACATAAAGAAGAAGAAAGAAAAAGAGTAGCCGAAGAGAAACCTAAGTACGCTAAGGCATCGGGTGGAAAATATTATGTGAAAAATAAAGAAACAGGAAATGTTTATTCAGTTGTTAAACCTAATCCCGAAAAACATGATCCAATTAGCAGAGAGAAAGCAGAAAAAGAAGTAGAGAAAGATGGTGGTGGAAAAGAAGATAAAGCTCAAAGTTTCGCCAGAGAAAAATTTAAAAAGGCTTTAGATCATCAAATGAGTACAATAGAATTTGAGCCAGAAAGTGATAAAGAAGTTTTTCAAAAAGTTATTGATAAAGTAAGTAATCAAGATGCCAATTTTTCAGACGAGGAAAAGAAAATTGCTGGAAAATATATTGCTAAAAGTGATTCAGATAAAACAGCAAAACTTTATATTGCTAAAGTTGGTCCGCAAACTTTTGATGATAAAGCTAGACGTGGACAAGTTAATTATGCAAAAAGTAAGGCTGGAAGACAATATATAGATAAATTACAAAAAGTACTTAATCTTCCAACAACTGCTGCTCAAGCTAAGAAAACAGATGCGGGTAGAGTGGCTTCTAAAATTAGAACAAAAGATATATCACCCACAGATATAAATAAAGAAATTGAAGTTGGTGTATCTAGAGTAAAGGATTCCAAAGGTAATATTACAGCAGTTAAGTTTGGTAATAAAGAACATAAATTAGCATCTGTACCTGATAAACAAAAATTAAAACAAACTTTTATGGATAAAGGTATGTCTGACGAACAGGCAGAACTTAGAGCTAAAAAAGTTAGACGTTCAATTAGAAAACACAATGAATATTTAGTAGATTTAACACAAACTCTTGATAAAGAGTCGGGTGAATTTGTACCTCGAAAAAACTTTAAAGTAGCAAGTATGATAAAAGGTGCTGATCCATCAACTGAAGAGGGTAGACAGAAAATTCTTGAAGAATATCCTAAAAAAATACATCGTATTTTTAAAGACATTGTGGCAAAAAGTCCTGGTGGAATAACAGAAGATGAAAAAAGAGCTTTAAATACATTAAGAGATTTAAATTCTAATCTTTCAACTGAAGAGTATGAGAAAGAATGTCTAAATGTTATACATACTATTTTAAGGACTCCTTCACTTGCTTCTGGTGGTGCAGATTTGGCTGAAAGTATAACAGGTTTGATACAAACTAAAAAAGGACATGAGATTTATTTTCCAAGTGATGTTACTTATAAAGTAGGTGATATGATTTCTTTGGGTGATTTAGGTGATTTAAATCCTACTGATCCTGATTATTATAATAAAGTTGCTGACGCTGCATCTTCTATTATAGTAACAGTTGAAGCTGAAGGACCTGCTAGTGTTAAAGTGGGTGCAGGAGCAGCTAGTTCTGCTGAAGAAAAAGTAAGAATGACAGAGTATGAGAATCCAAAAACAAGGTCAGCGTTAAGTGGTTTAGTATCAACTCATAAGTTAATGTTTGATAAACCTCAAGATTTAAATAAAGCAGATGAGAATATTCAGAAAGCAAGAGATCATGCTCTATCTATTGGTATTACACAAGAAGAGCTTGATAAGATAGATGAAAAGGCAAAAGCACAATCAGCAAAATGGAAAGAACTTTGGAAAGGAAGAGCAAAGAAAGGTACTGAAGATTGGTCAGATGAAGATTGGGATAAAATGGAACAAACTTTGGTTAGATTTGCACAATCTCACTTATTAATTCAAGATATTAATAATAAGGATATGATATACCAAAAATTTACAAACTATAGGTATAATGATAAAGTAAGTGGAACAGAAGTGGATAGAACTGATGGTGTTAATTGTTTAGGATCTATTAAAGCTGCTATGAATATGGGATTTACTTGGAGTGAAGGTGGTGGAGTGAGACCGCAGAATACTTTTTCAAGTAGAATTGGTAATACCTGTAAGGATGTGAAAAAATAATATGAAGACACAATTATTAGCAACATTTTGTAAAAGAAATAAACTATACGAAACTATAGATTTAATTATAGTGTGTAATGAAATCATTTTTGATAAGATATATGTATTTCAAAATGAAAATGATTATCATCAATTGATTTGTACATATAATGTAGAAGCAACAGATGAATTTACAGATGGCACTATAGATACTATTTCTATACATAGAAAGAAACAATCCAATACATTGTACACTATAAATGCACTTAATGAATTGGTTAAAGAATTGAACAACGGGGTTTTGAATAATAAATTTCCAGTTCCCTGGGAGAATTATAGAAATCGTTTGCTATTGACAAACGATGAAGGACTATATGAGATACCTACAAGGGTATATTCAATAATACATACTAAGTCTTGGGAATCCAAATTAGACGAAAAATAAATTGTATTTTCAGAAAGTACAATGATATATATTATTGATGTTAATTGTTACACTAAGTAAAACAATAATAAATGACAAATAGGAGATAGAAAATGGATATTAGCGCAATCAAGAAGCGTCTTAATCAGCTTCAAACTACAAACACTCGTACATCAAATCTTTGGAAACCTCAACCAGGTACAACTCAGATTAGAATTGTTCCTTATAAACATAATAAGGAAAATCCTTTTATTGAGTTATTTTTCCATTATGATTTGGGTAGAAAATCTTATCTTTCACCCGTTTCATTTGGTCGTCCAGACCCGATTGAAGAATTCGCACAGAAACTAAAATCTTCTGGTAATAAAGAAGACTATCGTTTAGGTAGAAAAATTGAAGCAAAAATGAGAACTTTTGCTCCAGTTGTAGTTCGTGGTGAAGAAAATGAAGGTGTTAAGTATTGGGGCTTTGGAAAAACAGTTTATCAAGAACTGTTATCTATAATCGCAGATCCTGATTACGGAGATATCACAGATCCAATGAATGGTCGTGATGTTTCTGTAGAATTCAAGACAGCAGAAGAGACAGGCGGTTCGTTTCCGAAAACGACTATTAGGGTTAAACCTAATCAGACTCCAGTTACGGAAGATGCTGATGTTCTTGAACTAATGACTAACAACCAAACAGACATTCGTGAGATTTATAAGGAACAAACTTATGAAGAACTTACAGAAGTACTTAACGATTGGTTAAATCCTTCTGAAGACGAAACAGAAAAAAATGGTGTTAAGGCAGAGAGTTCGGATAAATCGGTAACACAATCTGTAGTTAAAGAAGATGTAAAATCTACAGAAGATGTGTCGGCAGCATTTGACGATCTATTTAATAAATAAAAAACAGACAATAAGTTGGGGAGTGATTGGTTTCGCTCCCCTAGGTTTTGAATTGAAACGGAGTTTATAGATGTCTACAAGAGACAAATTAGCAGGGGCTCTAGCTGAAAGTTTAAACAAAACATTCAAAGATACAAAAGTTGCATACTTTCTTGATGGTTCTGGCACAACACCTACAGATATAAAAGAATTTATTTCTACAGGTTCTACATTATTAGATTTAGCAATATCAAATAAAGCAAATGGTGGTATTGCAGTTGGTAGAATTACAGAACTTAATGGATTGGAATCAAGTGGTAAATCTTTGGTTGGTGCACATCTTTTAGCAGAGACTCAAAAAAAGGGTGGAGTAGCAGTTTATATTGATACAGAAACCTCAGTAAGCCAAGACTTTTTAAAAGTTATTGGTGTAGATGTAGGTACAATGTTATATCTACATTTAGAAACAGTTGAAGATATATTCGCAGCAGTAGAAGAGATTGTAGCAAAAGTTAGAGAGTCAGATAAAGATAGGTTAGTAACTATTCTTGTAGATTCACTTGCAGCTGCATCAACAAATGTAGAGATGGAAGCTGACTTTGATAAAGATGGTTGGGCTACAAGTAAAGCAATCATTATATCTAAAGCTATGAGAAAAATAACACAAATGATTGGTAGACAGAGAGTAGCTCTTGTGTTTACAAATCAACTCAGACAAAAACTTGGTGTGATGTTCGGAGACCCCTGGACTACAAGTGGTGGTAAAGCATTACCATTTCACGCATCTACAAGAATTAGATTGAAGAACAAAGGTCAAATCAAAGATACTAAAAAGAATACAATTGGTATGACGATACTTGCACAAGTTATTAAGAATCGTTTAGGTCCACCTTTGAGAAGTTGTGAGTTCCCTCTATATTTTGAGAGTGGAATTGATGATGTGGGTAGTTGGTTAAAAGTGATGAAAGATCATAAGATAGTGAAACAGGCTGGTGCTTGGTATACTATAACTGACCATTTAGGTGAAGAACATAAATTTCAATCAAAAGAATTCGCACATAAGTTATCAGACCCAGACTTTAAATCATATGTATATGACCAAATTTGTGAAAAGGTAATATTAAAGTATGATATAAAAGATTTAGGTATTGATGATGTTATTGAGACAGATGAGGTGGTTGGTGAATAATGTCAAATGCCAAATATCTGTCTATATTTGAAGAGATAAAGAAAAAGGGGGGATCTGTAGATTTTGATAACCCCGACAAAAAAGTTTTAATAGTTGACGGCTTGAACACTTTCATTAGGGTGTTCAGCGTAATGCCAACTCTAAACGAAAACGGTGTTCATGTTGGTGGTATTGTTGGTTTTCTTAAAAGCATAGGATTTGCCATTAATATGTTTAATCCCACCCGTACTATCATTGTATTTGACGGTAAGGGTGGGAGTAACCGCCGTCGTAAATTATATTCCGATTATAAAAATAAACGTAGAACTTCTTACAGAGTCAATAGAGTAGAAAGTATTGGTGGAAATGTTGATGAAGAAAGAAAGAATATGTATATGCAGCTTAGAAGAGTTGCAGACTATCTTGAACTATTACCATTAACCACTATATCCGTAGATGGTATCGAAGCAGATGATGCTATAGCATATATTGCAAAGAGTGTAATACCAAATGGTAAGAAAGTCATTATGTCAACCGACAAAGATTTCTTACAGTTAGTATCTGATGATATCAAGGTTTGGTCTCCTACAAAAAAGAAATTATATGACAAAGAAGCAGTTTTAGAAGAGTATGGATTGACGCCTGAAAACTTTATTCTTAATAAGATAATTGAAGGAGATAAATCAGATAATATACCTGGTGTAAATGGAGTAGCAAATAAAACTTTGATAAAAAATATACCAACTTTGGCTGAAGATAATACTAATTATAGAATAGATGAACTACTTAAATATTCTCATGAAAATAAGGATAGTGGTGGTAGTTTTTTTATAAAAATATTACAAAGTAAAGATATACTTGAACGAAACTATAAGTTAATGCAATTAGAAAATGTTGAAATTAGTGCTTCAACTAAAACTAAATTGATTGATTTAATCAGAGGTCCTATCAGACGATTAGTTAAATATAAATTCGAATCCATGTTCATGGAAGATAGATTATTTCAGAATTTACCAAATGTAAGTAGTTGGTTAGCTCAGAACTTTACTACTATGGATAAGTACGCGGAGAAAACCAATGGGTAGAAAAAGAAAATATTTTACTGCTAAAGAAAAGAAAGAAGCACAACGAAAATGGCAGATGGAACACTATGAGAGAAATAAAGAAGTTATTCTCAAGAAAATGAAAGAGAAATATAGACTTAAAAAGGTTAATGCATTGAAATCAGAAAAAATGAAGACGATATATGGAGAGTAATACATTACATACGTATGGAAATGCCTTTCAATCAAAAACTATTTCTGCATTTTTAACTGATAGTTTATTTTTACAAACTATTATAGAGATTGTTAAGCCAGAGTATTTTGAATCGGAAGCAAATAAATGGCTAGTTACAGAAATACATAAATATTTTATTAATTATAAAACTTCACCTACATTAGAAGCATTGAAAATTGAAGTTAATAGTGTAGAGAATGAAGTTTTTCGTCTTACTATAATAGAAGCACTTAAAGAAGCTTGGAAACACAAAGATTCTACAGATTTAAAATATGTTCAAGAAAAAACATTAGATTTTTGTAAGAATCAAGTTCTAAAATCTGCTATTATGGAATCTGTAAGTCTATTAGAAAACCAAAACTATGATGGTATTAAAACTGTTATAGATAGTGCTATGAAGGCAGGAACTGCTGTTGATATAGGACATGAATATAATATAGGTATAGAAGAAAGATTAACTAAGTCTACAAGAACTACTATAAAAACGCCATGGGATGTGATAAATGATATAATGGATGGTGGTCTTGGAGAAGGTGAGTTGGGGGTGGTTGTTGCGCCTGCAGGTATTGGTAAAACATGGTTATTGCAAAGTATTGCTGCAGGCGCAATTAAAAAAGGATTTACAGTAGTACATTATACTTTAGAATTAAATGAAAATTATGTTGGGTTGAGGTATGATACAGTTCTTAGTGGTATAACTACTCAAAATATAAAATATCATAAAGATGAAGTAAAGAAAATAATTGAAAGTGTCCCAGGTAAGATGGTTATTAAATATTATCCAACACGGGCAGCAACAGTTAATACAATTTCAGCACATTTAAAACAATTAGAATTAAAAGATATAAAACCTGATTTAGTTATAGTAGATTATGCAGATATATTGAGAGATGTTAGTGGTATGAGAGAAGTTAGACACCAATTAGGTAGTATTTATGAAGATTTAAGAGGGTTAGCGGGCGAGTTTGAAATTCCAGTGTGGACTGCATCTCAGGCTAATCGTTCAGCACTTGAAGAAGAAGTTATTGAAGCAACAAAAGTTGCTGAAGCATATAGTAAAGTTATGATTGCTGATTTTGTGTTAAGTATTAGTAGACAAGCACAAGATAAAATAAGTCATACTGCTAGGTGTCATATTATTAAGAATAGATTTGGTGTTGATGGTTTAACTTATCCAATGGGTATGAATACTAACATTGGTAAGATAGATATTTATGAAAGCACGAGTAAACCAGGCAAAGAACAACAAGGTAAAATGGATAATAGAGAAGAGTTTAGAAGAAAATTGTTAGCTAGTAAGTATAACGACATGAAGGATGAAAAAACTTCAGAAGGATTTGAATAAAGTCATTAAGAATACAATATATATTATACTTACTTATAGTGGGAATTAAAAAACCAGAAGGTATTAGATTATAGGAGATTGGTAAATTGGATAAGTTTTTTTTGTCTGAAAATTTTGTAAGTAAATACAAAAGAAAAAAACCACCATTCGGTTTCAACGGTTTAGGTGAATTAGTTTATATGAGAACTTACTCTCGTATTAAAAAAAACGGTAAAAACGAGAGATGGTGGGAAACAGTTCGTAGGGTTGTAGAAGGTACTTACTCTATGCAAAAGGCATGGATAGATCAACACCAACTCGGTTGGAATGCTTGGCAGGCTCAAGCATCAGCACAAGAAATGTACGATAGAATTTTTAATATGAAATTCCTACCACCTGGCCGAGGTCTTTGGGCTATGGGAACACCAATTACAGAAGAAAAGAATTTATATGCAGCACTAAACAATTGTGCATTCGTATCCACTTCCACACTTAAAGAAGATTATTCAAAACCATTTTGTTTTCTAATGGATGCCTCTATGTTAGGTGTTGGTGTTGGTTTTGACACTAAAGGTGCAGGTGAAATTGTTATTAAAGGTGTAAACCGTGATAGAAATGAAGAAATATTTATGATACCTGATACAAGAGAAGGTTGGGTAGAATCTTTAAAGTTATTATTAGAGAGTTATTTTCATGGAACAGGGCCTATTACGTTTGACT